GTTGGGTTGAGCAATGAAGAAGCTGCTGCTTTTAGTCTTGAAGATCGCCCGTATTGGAATGAGCTAACAAACCAATTTACCGGAGATGAATTAGAACTATTTAAATATCATTGGGCCAGAATTATAGCCCAGTTCAAAGATGACGTTTTCCCAACAGAAGAACTTCAAGTGGTAGATGTTATCAAACTAGAAATATTAATGAATAGATGCTTAAAGAGTAATAAAGATAATCTTAATGAAATGTCTGTTATCGAAAAGCTTATACGCGACGAAAGAGCGATGGACAAGGATCAGCAAGACAAAGATTATATTATGAATCTAGAGAGACAAATGGCAGCACTAAGAGCTAGTCAAGAAAGTCTCAACCGAGACTACCGTGAGCTTCAAAGCAAAAAGGCTAACATGCTCCGAGAAATGAAAGGAACCCGTGAACAGCGTATCAAGAGGCTAGAAGATAGCAAACAAAGTTTCACCGCTTGGGTAGCCAGTTTGATCCAAGATCCAGAGATTCTAAAAACTTATGGGATCGAAATGGAGAAGATGAGATTAGCAATGATGAAAGAACAGGAACGCTTAAGCGCGTTCCATAAATATGAAGATGGGACTGTGGACCAACCATTTTTAACACCAGATACCGTAAAGGACTAAATATGAAGAATGCGATTGTTTTCGGGGTGACAGGACAAGATGGTAGTCATTTAGTGGACCTACTATTATCTAAGGATTATAACGTGACCGGCGTTATGCGACGAAGCAGTACGGATACCACATCCCGAATAAAAAACAATTTATGCAATCCTAGGTTTCGATTGGTCGAAGGCGATATTACAGATTCTAGCAGCGTAATAAATGTATTGAAAACTAACGAACATGTAGATGAAATCTATAATCTAGCGGCTCAATCGCATGTAGGAACTTCATTTAAGCAACCAGCAATTACATGGGATATTACTGGCAAGGGTTGTATTAACATATTACAGTCAATTGTGGATCTTGATATGTTTGCCTCAAGATTCTATCAAGCTTCATCAAGCGAAATGTTTGGTAGTTCTTATGTTATCGGTCAAGATGGTGAGAAGTATCAAGATGAAAATACCAAATTTTTACCACAATCTCCATATGCTATTTCAAAGTGCGCCGCGCATTACGCCGTTAGGTTATTCAGAGAAGCATACGGACTACATGCTAGTGCCGGTATATTATTTAATCACGAAGGTCCGAGACGCGGAGATAACTTTGTCACCAAGAAGATAACAAATTGGGTAGTTGATTTTAAGCTCTGGATGACAAAATATCACCTAAATATAGATAACTTAAATCCATCAGACGATTTTATCTACGGTAGAGTTCTTGGAGAGAGTTTTCCTAAATTAAGACTAGGAAATCTAGACTCATTTAGAGATTGGGGTTATGCCGGTGATTACGTAGAAGCGATGTGGTTAATGTTACAGCAAGATCAACCAGACGATTACGTAATATGCACAGGTAAAACATACAAAGTAAGAGACTTTTTAAATTATGCATTTAGACATATAGGAATTTCTGATTGGTCCAAATTTGTATACGTTGATCCAGAATTCTATAGGCCAGCAGAGGTTGATTATCTACGCGGAGATTGTTCGAAAGCTACCAAAGTATTGGGATGGATCCCAAAGCATGATCTAGATAGCCTTGTTAGTCTTATGATAGAATCAAGATTCAATGAGAAATTACAGAATAATGATCGACATATCTAGTATATATCCATATATTAGACACTTAAAACTTCGATCATATAACAGCCCATTTCCTACAATATTTATATCTGCAAATGATCCAGATGATGCATGTTTTTGTGTATTAAATCAACTAATTAAAATCATTATAGATCAAGATCCATCGATTAAAATGAGAATTGTGTGTAGGAAGATCAAATTATACTGTAGAATAGATAAAATATACGAGCTTGGCTGATGAAAAGAAACTATGACGATCCAGCATATAGAGACTTTAGAAGAGAGGTCTTAAAAAGAGATGGTAAAAAATGCATGATGCCGGGATGTAAATCCAAACGCAACCTGCAAGTTCATCACATACAAAAATGGTCTTCAGCATCGTCGCTAAGATATGAAACCTCAAATGGAATTACTTTATGTCGAATATGTCATAAGTCCATACAGGGAAAAGAGTTACACTACGAATCTTTATTTAGGGAATTAATAAGTGGCCTATAAACAAGCACCTCCGTTCATAGTTATCAAAGATACCAGAGAGCAGGACGGATATTTCTTTAAGGAATATAACACCTGCGCTGGAATGGTCGAACATAAGCTCGACACTGGCGATTACTCTATACAGGGACTAGAGGATAAGATTTGTATAGAAAGAAAGGGCTGTGTTGAAGAATTAGCTATCAATTTGGGTCAGAAAAAGTATCCATTTCTAGACGAAATAGAACGTATGACAAAATTTCCTCACAAGTTTTTGGTGCTTGAATTTTCACTTGAGGATCTTGTAAAATTTCCAGATGAAACCAGAATACCCAATAAAAACCTAGCATCTGTAAAGATAACCGGAAAGTATATGTTAAAGTGCTTGTTCGAATTTCAACTGTACAATGATATTCATGTTTTGTTTTGCGGCAACAAATATAATGCATTTTTAGCAGTTAGTAGTATTTTTAAGCGGATCAATGAGATGTATACCATAGGGAGGAAAAAGTGATGGCAGAGCCAGAACTACTAAAAGATTTTCATGACTATGGAGCAAATCTAGGCACCAGAGATATCTTCTTGCACAATCATTATCACTCCGAAGATAATCAAAATCCGGGCGTGGAATATAGAATGTCCAATACTTTCATTAAGAATCTTAGAGCCTTAGATATGCGAAATAATGCAAATATTACCATTCATTGCCACAGTATTGGTGGAGAGTGGGCTGATGGCATGGCTATATATGACGCCATTCAAATGTGTAGGTCATATGTTACAATGATTATATATGGACAAGCAGAGTCCATGAGCAGCATTTTTATGCAGGCTGCGGACTATAGATACATGACCCCAAACGCACACTTCATGTGTCATTATGGGTCTTCGGATATTAATACAGATTATCTAAGTGCTATGAACCAAGCTCACTATGAAAAGAGAATAGCCGATGTAATGTTTAATGTATACGCAAATAGATGTGTAGATGGTAAATTCTTCTATGAGAAATTTGGCAAAAAGCCTAGCGTCAAACAAGTCAAGCAATATTTAATTAGAAAGCTTAAATCTGGTGATTGGTATCTTGATGCAGAAGAAGCTGTATACTACGGTTTTGCTGACGCAATCATCAAGGATTGGCACATAACGAATGAGTAATCTTAAAAAGATAGATGAAGCTTGGCTAGGATTAGATTGCATAGATACAAATCTATTCAATCCCATGACATTCTTACATCATTCTGACGAAGATTTTCATCTCAAGCTAGCTTATTTAATGAGTAGGCCAGAATATCTACCATTTTTTGCACATCAGATACTCAACATACAACTACTACCATCTCAGGGTTTAATTCTTAAAGAATTGTGGGAAAGAAAATTCCCAATGCTAATTGCTAGCCGAGGCTTTGGTAAGTCGTTTAAGTTATCTTTATATTCTGTACTTAGAGCTTTGATGTTGCCAAAGAGAAAAATTGTTGTTGTAGGTGCAGCCTTCAGACAAAGTAAAGTTGTTTTTGAATATATGGAAACTATTTGGCGTAACTCGCCAATGCTTAGAGATATGTGCGACTCAGACAGCGGTCCACGTAGAGATACAGATAGATGTGTTATGCGAATAAACGATAGTGTTATAACATGTCTTCCCCTTGGCGATGGTCAAAAAATTAGAGGTCAACGCGCTAATGATATTATTGCTGACGAATTCGCATCCATTCCTAGAGATATTTTTGAAAACGTAGTCGCTGGTTTTGCTGCGGTTAGTGCTGACCCCGTAGAAAATGTTAAAAGATTAGCTGCTCAAAACAAGGCAAAAGAGCTTGGCGTTGAAATTATAGCAGAAGATGTTCCAAAAGATCAAAAGGATAATCAGATTATTCTATCTGGAACTGCTTACTATGACTTTAATCATTTCGCAACATACTGGAAGAAATGGAAGTCTATCATCAAAAGTCAAGGTAACTATGCTAAACTTAAAGAAGTATTCAATGGAGACGATCCTCCAGAAAACTTTGATTGGACACAGTACTCTATTATTCGTATGCCATATGAACTTTTACCAAAAGGCTTTATGGATGCTGACCAAGTAGCAAGATCAAAAGCCACCGTTCATACCGGTATTTATCAAATGGAATACGGGGCTTGTTTTACAAGAGATAGCCAAGGATTTTTTAAGAGATCGCTGATCGAATCATGCGTTATTAACAATGAAAATCCAATCACTGATTCTAAAAACAATATTATACATTTCGAAGCATCTCTAATTGGAGATCCAAATAAAAGATATATCTTTGGTGTTGACCCCGCTTCTGAAGTAGATAATTTTAGTATAGTTGTATTAGAAGTGCATCCAGACCATCGCAGGATTGTACACTGCTGGACAACCACAAGATCAGAGCATAAAGAAAAGGTTAAAAAGGGTTACTCCACAGAAAGCGATTTCTATTCTTATTGTGCTAGAAAAATACGCGATCTCATGGCTCTTTACCCATGTATTCATATAGCAATCGATGCACAAGGCGGTGGCGTTGCTGTTATGGAATCGCTTCATGATAATGATAAACTTAAAGAGGGCGAACTGCCAATATGGCCTACGATAGATGATGACAAGCCAAAAGATACAGATGGCGAAAGAGGTCTACACATTCTAGAGATGTGTCAATTTGCTCGTCATGAATGGTTAGCCGAAGCAAATCACGGAATGAGAAAAGACTTTGAAGATAAAGTATTATTATTTCCATTCTTTGATGCCGTATCCCTAGGTTTATCAAATATTCAAGACGATATTAAACATAGAATGTTTGACACACTAGAAGAGTGCGTTATGGATATAGAAGAATTAAAAGATGAACTTTCTATGATACAAATGACACAAACAAATGCCGGAAGAGACAGGTGGGATACTCCAGAGGTTATTGTTGGAACAGGCAAGAAGAGCAAAATGAGAAAAGACCGCTATTCAGCCTTATTGATGGCTAATATGGCATCCAGAGTTCTACAAAGGACGCCAACTCAAGAGGCTTATAATTTTTATGGCGGATTTGCTACTGGTGGTCATAGATCATCTGGAGAAAACGAAAAGATGTATTCTGGCCCCAGTTGGTTCACTGATAGCATGAAAGATGTGTATTAATTACTGTAATCCGATTACAATCCAATTGAGGAAAAAATGAATAACGACATGATTACTTGGTCTGATGAAAATGAGTCTAGTAAGGCTCACGCTATGTCACAGTTTAGCGAAAATGTCGATTCTTATGGCGGTTTAGCAAAAACTCAAGGAAGCACATATCGTCACTTCATAGATATCGAACCAAGTAGATCTGTAAAACCCGGATTCACACATTTAGATTACTATGCATTCAGACCAAACGAAGCCGTCCCAACCCAACAGCGTCGAGCCATCAAAATGTGCATGGACGCCTACGATAAAGTTGGTATTATTAGAAATATCATTGATCTTATGGGTGATTTTGGCTGTCAAGGTATTCAAATAGTTCATCAAAATAAAAGTGTTGAAAAGTTTTATCAGCAATGGTTTAGAAGCATTAACGGCAAAGAGCGATCAGAACGCTTCTTAAATAACCTATACAAAACTGGAAACGTTATTGTATATAGAAGTTATGCTAATGTAACGCCAAAGTTATCGCAGTACATGAAGTCTCTAGCTGCTGATATTAAGGTAGAAGTTCCCAATATGCGCCAGAATACTATACCTTGGAGATACAACTTTTTCAATCCACTCACAGTTAAGCTAAAAGATGGACAGATGTCCATATTCTTAGGTAGTCCCGCTTACACAATAAATCTTGGTACATTTTTTGATAGATTTACTGATGGCGATATCCCAAATGATGTTATCAATAGCTTACCAGAAAATATCAAGAATGCCCTAAAGAGCGGACAAAAAGAAGTCCCACTAGATGTCGATAGACTTAGCGTATTTCACTACAAGAAGGATGATTGGCAGCAGTGGGCCAATCCTATGATCTATGCTATTTTAGACGATATTATCATGCTAGAGAAAATGAGACTAGCAGACTTGTCAGCTTTAGACGGGGCTATCTCAAATATTAGATTGTGGACTCTTGGCAATCTAGAACACAAGATTCTACCAAATAAAGCTGCTATTAATAAGCTACGCGACGTATTAGCTAGTAATGTTGGTGGTGGAACAATGGAATTAGTCTGGGGTCCAGAATTAACATTCAAAGAATCCAGTAGCGAAGTCTACAAATTCTTGGGTTCAGAAAAGTATACGGCAGTACTTAATAGTATTTATGCTGGCCTTGGAGTGCCACCTACGCTAACTGGCATGGCTACAAATGGCGGTGGGTTCACTAACAATTTTATCTCTCTCAAAACGCTTGTTGAAAGACTTCAATACGGAAGAGATCAACTTATTAAGTTTTGGGAAAAAGAGCTAGAAATCGTTAGACAGGCTATGGGCTTTAGATATAAGGCTCATATACAGTTTGATCAAATGAGTCTATCCGACGAAGCCGCTGAGAAGAACCTACTTATTCAACTAGCAGATAGAGATATCATTAGTCAAGAAACACTTCTACAGAGATTTAAGGAGATTCCTCAAATCGAAAAAATTAGACTACAAAGAGAAGTTGAAGATCGATCTGATGATAAGAATCCAAATAAGGCTGGTCCATATCACACGCCTCAACACAAAGAGAACTTGGAAAAGATTGGCTTACAGAGTGGTAAATTATTACCACAGGATGTTGGCTTAAAGTCTAGTGTTCCAAAAGATCTATTATTACAACCCAAAGCACCATCACCAATTGGTGGCGGTGGAGCTAAACCATCTGCCCCATCTAACCCAAATGGTAGACCTCCATTGTCTACAGATCAAGGTCCGCGTAAACAGCGTGTAGCCAAACCAAGATCACAACCGGGAGTAGCTGAGTTAGTTGTTTGGGCAGAAGAATCTTGGGACACCATATCGGAAACGCTTAATTCAGCATTTCTTGGCATGAAGAAAAAGAAAAATCTTAGACAATTAACAAAGGCTGAAACCGTTGATCTTGAGCAACTTAAACTAGATGTCTTAACAAATATAGATATTATGAAAGAAGTTACCGGAGAAGATATAAAGTCTATCTTATCTGCTAATCTCAAGACCCCAACAGAGTTTTCACACACTCTAAAAGAACGCGATATTAATATTGATAATATGAGTATTGATAAATATAGACGCAGTGTTATAGGTGTGTATATTGAACAAAATAGCGAAATTTAGATTGCTTTTTGCTTTTTGTGTATATTATTTTTGAGAGACACACATTATGAAAATATACCAACAAGAAATATTAGACGGACTATCCGAGCAGATTAAAGCGCAAGCCTCAGTGGCTTATTGCGCACCGGCTATTCTTGTTTCTAATATAGATTCAGATTCTTCTTGGGACATTTCTCGCAGCATCATCAATAAGATTAAAGCCTCCAGTAATCCAAACCAAATCGACCTCTATTATCTTAAGTCGGTATTGGTTTCAACCGGTTGGAATAAAAATGATGATGTGTTTGATCCACAGCAAACTTGGGCCGCGAGAACAACACCAGAAGATAAACAATTCAATTTCATGCATAATGAAAACGATATAATAGGCCACATTACTGGATGTTATGTAGTAGACAGAGATGGAAAGAAAATAGAAGCACAAGAAGACTCACCAGCGCCCTCAGAATTTGACATAATTACAGAAGCTGTTTTATACAATAGTTGGACTAATCCAGATAATCGCCAGAGAATGCAAAAAATTATATCGGAAATCGAAGATGGCAAATGGTTCGTTTCTATGGAATGTCTGTTTGCTGGTTTTGATTATGCAATCATAGATCAAGGTGGTAATTCAAGGTTAATAGCTCGTAGTGAAGAGTCAGCATTTTTGACTAAACATCTAAGAGCATATGGTGGCACAGGAGAGTACGAAGGCTATAAAATTGGTAGATCATTGAGAGACATTTCTTTTTCTGGTAAAGGTCTTGTATCTAGACCAGCTAATCCAAGAAGTGTTATTCTTGATTCTAGCAAAGCTTTCTCTGTAAGCGAACAGTATAGTATTCCAAACGTTTCTAAAGGAGATATTAATATGTCAGATACTAACTTAGAGAAGCAGCTAGCAGATCTACAAAGTGAGTTAGCAGCTTCGCAAGAAGAAAACAAGACTGTTAAGGCCGAAGTTGAGACTGTAAACAAAGAGTTTGCAGAAAAGGTTTCGGTTCTTGAGAGTAGTCTTGCCGAAAAAGACCTAGCACTTAAGACTTCAGAAGAAAGAATTGCTTCATTAGAAGCTTCTTTAGTCGAAAAGGAAAAAGAGCTAGCAGAAGTTTCGGCTGCTATGAAGGATATGCAAAAGAAAGAAAAAGACCGTATGCGTAAAGATAAGCTAGTTATGGCTGGCTTTGAAGATGCAGAGGCCGAAGAATCTCTTTCACTTTATGATGCCCTCAGTGACGAGGCTTTTGAAGCCGTAGTCGCCGCTATGAAAAAGAAGTGGGGCGCTATGAAGGATAAGATGATGAAGGAAGAAAAGAAGGAAATGGCTTCGGAAGCTGCTGTTGCCACAGAAACAACAGAAGCCAAAGAAGAAGAAGTTACCGACGAACTCTTCCAAGAAGTAAAATCAACAGAAGCCACTCTTGTAGACGCTTCTGATGTGAAAGATGAGTTAGAGTCCACAAGAGCTAGTGTGGCAGAGTGGCTAACAGAAAACGTCCTACGTAAGTGATTTAAACAGGAGAAAAACTATGGCCCTAAAATCAGATAGATACGAGCTTCAAACTGATATCAGTTTCTTTTACAACGAAGGCACTGCTACTCGCGGTGGTGTAGTTGTTCATGATACAGCCGGTTCTGGCGCTGCTATGGATCAAGGTGTTAACCTTGTGAAGTACGCTGCCGTGACTTCGGCAAGTCGCCCAGTAGGTATTCTACTAAACGACGTTGTTAATAAGGATCTAACCCGTACTCACCTCAACCAGCATAAGGATGAAGTGCAGAAGGGTGGTAAGGTTACAGTTCTCCGTAAGGGGTATGTTGTAACAAATAGTATCACAAGCGCAACTGTAAACGCCGGTGATCCTGCCTATGCTTGCCACGTAAACGCTGGCAATCTAAGAGTAGATAGTCCCGGTAGTTCGGGTGTGCTACAGGTAGGCCGCTTCCTTTCAAGTAAGGATGAAGACGGCTACGCCAAAGTAGAAGTCAACCTCCCCTAATTTATTCAACATCTCAAGGAGAACTAAACATGCCATTAAACAAAAGACCTAGCGATGAGTTTATCGCTCTCCTACGTAAGTCAGGGGATGCCGATATCAATGTAGCCGCTGCTGCTCAACGTGAGTTTGCAAAGGCTCTAGAACTTCCTCTCCGTAAGGGCGTTCTAGTCGGTAATATCCTCGGTAGTATTTTCGAAACTATTACCGTGGAACCCGGTTCGACAACAGAGTATCCTCTCGACCTCGTTTCTCCCGGCCTAGAAGGTGAGCATGTCGCTTACACCAATCCCGGCCACGGAAGAATTCCAGAGCGTTCAGTTGAGGGTGACTATGTAATGATCCCAACCTATAGTATCACATCATCGGTTGACTATCTACTTCGCTATGCCCGCGAAGCCAGATGGGATATCGTTGGTCGTGCTATGCAGGTTATGGAAGCTGGTTTCACCAAGAAGATGAACGATGACGGCTGGCACACCCTTCTCGCCGCTGGCGTTGATCGTAACATCCTAGTTTATGACGCTGATGCTACTGCTGGCATCTTCTCAAAGAGACTCGTTTCTCTTATGCAGACAGTAATGCGTCGTAATAGCGGTGGCAATTCGGCATCAGTTGGTCGTGGTCGCCTAACTGACCTCTATGTTTCACCAGAAGCCTTAGAGGATGTCCGTAACTGGGGTCTAGATCAAGTTGACGAAGTAACTCGTCGTGAGATCTACACAGCTTCTGAGGGTGGCGCTCCCATCACCAGAATCTTCGGTGTAAATCTACATGACCTTGATGAACTTGGCGAAGGTCAAGAATATCAAGACTTCTTCAGCAATGATCTCAGCGGTAACGTGCAGGGTAGTGACCTTGAACTAGTTGTTGGTCTTGATCAGTCAACCAACGATAGTTTCGTCATGCCCGTGAAGGAGCAGCTACAGGTCTTCGAAGACCCAACTCTCCATCGTCAGCAACGCGCTGGTTACTATGGTTTCGCAGAGCTTGGCTTTGGTGTTCTAGACAACAGAAGAGTCATTCTTGGCTCATTCTAATTTCTAAACATTAGGGCAAGTTGGACAGGAGAAGGCCACCCTCAATCGCTTGGGGGTGGCTTTTTTCGTGTATAATAGTGTAGAACATGTTCTTTTTGAGGACTTCTAATTAGGAGAAAAATATGGCAGCATTATCGGATTATCTTGAGTCTGGTCTACTTAGTCACATATTTAGAAATACGGCTTTTACTAGACCACAACAACTTGCCATAGCTTTAACAAGCGGTGTTCCACTAGATTCGAACACTGGAAGCTCAATACCAGAATTACCATCTGGTGTTGCTAGAGGCAATAATTTTGTAAGTACTGGATATCAAAGAATAAACTTATTCAATCCAGCTACTTCTGGCGATGCCACTTGGAATAACGTTGGCGTTGATGACCTAACAACCTACTCTGTCTATGGTACTAGCACATCTGGAGCTAAAGTGGGAATTAGTGGATATTTTTATCCACTCTATCTAAATAATCAAACAGCAACTAATTCTGACAAGAGCAATACTGGACAACCACAAGGCTTTTCATCAGCTTGGCAATTCAAAGAATTCCCATCTGTGACATTCTATGCTCCAACAAGTTTACAACAGTCCGGTGTCGTTTCTGATCCCGGCTATACTTCATATGACGGCAACGGTTTTATAAGAAATGCTTTTCAGTTAGTGTTCAACACCGCTTTAACGGATTGGGGTTGGGTTTCTGGCATAGCTATCGTTGATACAGCAAATTACTCTTCTGGTAATATGCTTATGTATGCTAAACTAGAAAATCCAAGATACGTTTATACTGGTGATAATATCAAATTCGACACTAACTCTTTAGAAATCAGTCTAAAGTAGAAAGAATAGCATGATCTTAAGCAAGTCCCAACTTGTTGAGAATATAGTTACAGAGATATCCGATAATTCAACTGGTCTAATATCCCCACACGATATTAGGCATAACTTATTGGATATTATAGACTCTGTACATCTTCTAACTATTGGCAAAGATCTCAATGCCAATAATTTTGCTACTCCAGCCTCAAGAACAACTAAGGCTGGAGAATTTACGCTAGAAAAATTAGGCTTTGAAGGCTATTTTAGCGTAGATAACTCTGCTTTTGGTTATGCTGCCCTTAAGTCCAACTACCAAGGTGTTCGCAATACAGCCATTGGATCCCACGCTTTAAATTGCAATATTTATGGCGAGGATAATACTGCGGTAGGACATAGCTCGCTTGGCGGCAACACTATTGGGGTTGGTAACTTAGGGCTTGGAAACTATACATTAAACAGAAATAAATCTGGTAATTTTAATGTAGCTATTGGTCACGGTGCAGGATATTACGCAAACAAAGATGAAAGCAATAAACTGTATGTTGCTTCTCATCAAGTTGATGCTCAATACTTGTGCGATAATCCAGAAGGGTCTGGTTTAATACCATTACTGTACGGTGATTTTTCTTCTAGGCGACTTGGTGTTGGCGTTAGAACTTTAACCAGTTATGGTGCTTTACAAGTAGAAGGTAATGTTGTTCCTTCTAGCGGAGAAGTCTTTTTTGTTGGTCATCCGCTATCCCCTTGGCGATCACTATATCTAAGTAGCGGTATACACTTTGATAATGACACAAGTATTACTTATGTTTCTCCAAATCAACTCAGTGCTTCAACATCTATACTTCCTTCAGCAACAGAAGTTTATAGCCTAGGTTCATCTAGCAAAAGATGGAATAATGGATACTATAACAATCTAGACGTTACCGGCACTGCCACAATAAATAGATTTACATCAGTTGAACACTGTAAATATACATGCAAAACACTGACTCTAGCATCCAGCGAAGGATTGTATGCTCTTGATGGTGGTGGTCCCAATTCTATTGAAGATTATGCTTATCAATATGAAAATGTTGCTGAAAATTGTTCATACCTAAATGATGTTGGCCTTTCTGGTGCTGGTTTTCAAATTCAATCCAGTGGAACTGAACAATTAGTTGTTGGTGCCGCAATCACTCAGTATATGAGAAATTATTCTTTTACATTTGTTCCACCGGACGATTCGTTGTCTTGCGTAAAAAGAAATTATATTTTGGGAGGCACAACGTCTTATGTTGATAAGTACGATTCAGCATATTGGAAAAGTAATATTAGCTTAAATATTGAAAGTGGTAGACACCTAAAAGTTGATAGAGTCATACATCACAATGATATTAATATACTCAATAATAACTGCTATGGAATAACCACAAGGGGTAATAAAGTATTTATTGCTCCAGCAGATTATTCATCTTCAACATCTAATGCTGGTACTCAAAATTATAACTTTATTTCAAATGATGCTGATTATTCGGATCAAGGATTTGTGATTGCTGCTAGAGAATCTGGCATAAACATCACCCAAAGATTCTTAACTGGCGTTAAAAACAAAACAATCGACCCAGTTAATCTTAAAGAAAAATTACGAGGATTTGAAATTCAATCCATCGATGATTCGAATTCTCAGATTCAAGGACAATTCACAGATAGATTAGTTATAGGATCATACAACAATACTTCTGATTTTGTCAATGGTCTAACCATCATGAAAGATAGTTTAGACGATGGCGTTGTCGGAATTACAAATCTAAAACCTATTTCACGATATATTTTACCAGAAACAACTTTAAATATAAGATCTATCAATAATGCTGTCGTTCGCTTAACCGCTGAAAACCAAGCTAATACTAAATCAGCGATACAATTACTTGGTGGAAGCAATTGTTTAGAGAATGGACTTGAGCTTGAGTACTACAACTTGAGCGGAATCGCAGATCTTAGTATGTATAAGGACTCTGGAAAGACTGTTTTTGCTAGATTATATGAAAATAATCGTATTGGTATTTTTACCGGTAGCGGATTAGCAAATGAAATGCTTACAATAGGTGATGCATATTACAATAATGTAAAGATTAGCTTACATGAAACTAATAGTGATCCAACGAATTTAGCCAAGTATACCAAGGTCTATGTAAAGTCTAAGCCTAGAACTTATCAGAGTCAGTCTATTTTTGCTATGGATAGTAGTGGAAATATTCATGACCTAATTGTTAATAAAATGGATAGTCTTGACGGCAGAGGTTTGTATACTGATACAACGGGTAATACTTATGGTGGCTTAAGGTGTACTGCTAGGAGAGAAGTTAAGA